CCGTGGTTACTATGTTGCAACAAGAAACCATGCTTATGTATTTGGCAATCAGATAGGAACATAAAATGGAGTTTAATTTAAAATTAAATAAAGGTGACGTTACTGCAAAATTTGATGATGCAAACTATTATTCAGATTATGATATTACAGTGACGAACAAAGATGCCAACATTATTCTGTCTTGGCGGGATATTGACCGTTTTGTGGATGACCTTTGTAAGCAAGTAGCCGATGAAGGTTACACAATGGTTGTTGGGCTTGCTCGGGGAGGTGTTGTTCCTGCTGTTATGATTAGTCATAAACTAGGAATTAAATATGATTCGGTCGTATGGCAAACACGAGATGGAGGACTTCAAGAAATAGGTCGTCTAAATAATATCATAGTTCGTGAAAAGAAAGTTTTGATTGTGGATGACATTTGTGATTCAGGTCTAACATTGACACAGGTAAAAGCAAATCATCCAGATGCAGATGTTGCAGTTTTAACAACCAAAGTGGATACAAAGTTAGTTGACTACACTGCAAAGTCATATTATAATGATGAACGTTGGGTAATTTTCCCTTGGGAATAAATATAACTAGTCATAACTCGTGTAAGGAAGGAGTAACAAATGGCTTACAATAAAACAAAGACAGACCCTGATTTGGGTCGCCAAGTCCATGAACACTTAGTAAAGTGTGGCGTGGAAACACCCGTAAAAGATAATGGTATCAGTCGGACAGAAAAAATTGATATTATTGAAAAACATTTCACAAACGTTATGGAGACACTCGGACTAGATCTTACAGATGATAGTCTTATTGAAACTCCTAAACGTGTTGCGAAGATGTATGTTAATGAAATCTTTTGGGGTCTTGACTATGAGGCATTTCCTAAATGCACTACAGTAGATAACAAAATGAATTATGATGAAATGGTTATAGAGCGTAACATTAATGTTCAATCTAACTGTGAACATCATTTTGTTGTAATTGATGGTGTGGCTACTGTTGCATACATTCCAAACAAAAAAGTTCTGGGACTTAGTAAAATTAATCGTGTTGTAGAATACTTTGCTAAACGTCCTCAGATTCAGGAACGCCTTACTGAACAAATTTATTATGCTCTACAATACATTCTCGATACAGATAACATTGCTGTTGTCGTTGATGCTCAACACTATTGCGTAAAAAGTCGAGGTGTTGAAGATGTAGGTTCATCTACCGTTACAAGTAAGTTAGGAGGCGGCTTCAAAGAAGACCAGTCTCTTCGTAACGAGTTTATGAGTTTTGTGAACAAGTAGGACTTTATGAATAATACAACTAGACAGGTAATGGTTGACCTTGAAACCTTAAGTGTGCGTCCATATGCCACTATCCTCTCAATTGGTGCCGTAGCTTTTAATATTGAACAAGGAGTGCTTGATACTTTCTACACAAATGTAGACGCTAATTCTTGCAAGGATGCCGGACTTCATATCTCGAAGGATACAGTAGAGTGGTGGAGTCAACAAAGCAAGGAGGCTAGGAAGGCCTTGACGGTCAATCCATTACCTGTCACTCAAGCATTAGAAAATTTTGCTGATTGGTTTGGCAACGACCGACAAACAATTATTTGGGGTAATGGTTCTGCTTTTGATATTTCTATTTTGGAATCGGCATATTGGAATACTGGACTTACTATTCCTTGGTCACCATGGAAAGTTCAATGTTATAGAACAGTCCTGAATCTTGTCGGTGTTAATAATAATCAAATCAGACAGTCTGAAAGCGAAGGCACACATCATAATGCACTAGATGATGCTATGAGCCAAACTAAAACACTATTGAAAATTTTGAAAACATGATTATGATTAAACATATTGATAATGTAAAATATAATGAACAACTAGATAAGATTATCCTACATACAAAAGACATGCGCGGGAAGCCCGAGGCGTTTAATGTGCTTGACTTTAGCACAGAAAGATTGTATAACTTAATTATAGAGGCTTACGAATTAGGTCGTAAAGACAAAGCTGAAGAAATTAAGAGGGTATTAAAATGAACATCTTTTACTTAGATCCAGATCCAAAAACATGCGCGCAACTGCATTGTGACAAACATGTGGTTAAGATGATTATCGAATATGCACAGTTGATGTCTACAGCACATCGTGTTCTTGATGGTGAGCTGTATGAGGATAAAACTGCGGCAGGCCGACGCATTAAACGTTGGCGTCTTGCAAATGAAGCTGATGAGCAGGTAATTTACAAAGCCTCACATATTAATCATCCTTCAGGTATTTGGACACGGACATCTAAGGAAAATTACAAATGGTTGTATGAATTGTGGTGTGAGTTGTGTCTTGAATACACACATCGTTATGGCAGGCGTCATCTTACAGATGAAAAACTTTTTCATGTTCTTGCAAAAATTCCTAAAAATTTGCCTGAAGGTCCACTTACAAAAATGGCACAGGCGATGCCCGATGATGTAAAGACTGATGATTCTATTGTTGCGTATCAGGATTACTACAAAAAATATAAAGCCGCTATTGCACGTTGGACTGCAAGACCTATTCCGGAGTTTATGGTATGCACACATTAGAATATGTAGTTTCGGGAACAAGCTACATGCGAATGAGTAACCCTCAGGTATCTAAAGTTCCTGAGCGCGTTGATATGGTTCGAGATTTGTTTGGTAAAATGGTTCATAACCATAAAAGCCATACATTTTCTGCACTGTATAATGCGTATCAGGAATCAAGTTTTGGTGAACGTTTCCAACCATACAACGGAAGTATTAAAAATATTCATGCTGATTCCGGTGGGTTGCAAATTGTTACACTTGGTAAAACAATTACAGAAGAATTGAAAGATAAAATTTATGCAAACCAAGCAAAGTCTGCTGATGTAGGTATGTGTTTTGATGAAATTCCCGTAAAACTTACTGAAGGCAAATCTGATAGAAATGATGTTAATGCACGTTTCTTTGACTTTGAAAACTATGAAGCAATGGCTACAAAGACAGGTCAAAATGTAAAACGCCAATTAGAAGTTTTTGCTGACCTCGATAGTAAGTGTTCGCCTTTTGCTATTCTGCAGGGTAATTGTTATGATACATATATGACCTGGGCAGACAGATTGTATTCAGCGGTTCCTCAGAGTGAACGACATCGTATAGGTGGTGTTGCTATGGGCGCCGCCGCACTTGGCACCGGTCCGCTGGAGGATGTAAAGCGTGCCTTTATTGCAAGTCAGATTCCTTGGCGTAATAAGGAAAATAAATTACACTTACATATTCTAGGTGTAGGTTCTGTCCGTAGACTTTTGCCTTATCTCATCTTTTGTCAAAATGGTTTGTATGACCACATTGAAATTTCATATGATAGCACAACACATAGTCGCGCGGCGGAAACAGGGTTATATTTTATGAATGAAGCCACTGTAAAATATGACAGAAACTTTGATGATAGATATAGAATCTTTTACGATGACATTTCAAAAACAGTAGATATTGGTTCTACACTTGAGGACTTCTACAAAATTTTGAATATGGGTTCACAGGCATGGAAGGATGACGGCGGCACATTTGATGAATGGTTGCGTGTTAGATATACATTTGTTCTTTCGAGTATCAGAAATTTCATGGCCCGTGTAGAACAAATGTTACACAGTGAAGAAGAAATTTTGCGCTTTACGGGCAAGATGAAACTTGAACATCAATACAGAAATCTATATAATGTAAAAACAGTTGAGGACTTTAGACGTTGGCAGGATGACCAATATCTTGGTGGTAGTATGAAGTCAGCGGCAGTTAGAAGATCTGAACCAGCATCACTTGAAGGATTGTTTGCATGAGAAAGTCTTATATTAAAGTTTCCTTTCAAAAGGAAGGTATTCACAAATATCCCGGCGCAAAGGATTTACCCGGTGTAGAATTTTTGCAGTATCCACATAGACACATTTTTCATTTTTATGTGACACTAGGTGTATTCCATGATGACAGAGATGTAGAGTTTATTCTTTTTAAACGCGAACTTGAAAGTTTGTATGATGAAAAAACACTACAACTAGATTATAAATCTTGTGAAATGATTTGTGAGGATCTTATGGACTACATTGAGGAACATTATCCTGACAGAGGTGTTCAAGTAGAAGTTTATGAAGATGATGAAAATGGTGGCATTGTAAAAAATGATTTATTTGATTGATCTAGAGTATGTTGAAACACGTTACACGGCACAATGGAAAACAGAGTTTCCCGCACTGTTAACTGACAACAGTCTTGATGTTACTATTATTGAAGGTCCAGCAGACATTGCGGCTTGCACAACACCAGGTGCATTTTTAAACTTTTCAGGCACAAACATTTACAAAGCAGAACAAGTAAAAAAGATTGCTGAGTTGTTTACTGATAATAAAGTAAAAGAAGGTGACCACTTTGTTTTTGCAGATGCTTGGCATCCAGGTATTATTAATCTCAAATATATGTCAGAATTGTTAGGCGTAAAAGTTACAACACATGGACTATGGCATGCCGGTAGTTATGACCCTCAGGATTTTCTTGGACGTTTAATTGGTGATGAAGACTGGGTTCGTAATGCAGAAAAAAGTTTCTATCACTGTTTTGATTACAACTGGTTCGCCTCAGACTTTCATGTGGACATGTTTGCAAAAGTATTTGGCACAAGTAAAAAGTCATATAGGACAGGTTGGCCAATGGAATATCTCAAACATGAGATTGAACGTGATACAATTGGCACAAAGAAACAGAATAAAATTTTGTTTCCTCATAGGATTGCACCTGAGAAACAACCAGATATTTTTGAGGACTTGGCACAAGAACTTCCCGAATATGAATTTATTTTTTGCCAGCAAATGGATCTAAAAAAACAGGATTATCATAAGTTGTTGGGTGAATCTAAAATGGTGTTTTCAGCAAACTTACAGGAAACACTTGGCATTGGTTGTTATGAGGCATTGTGTGCAGGTGCTATTCCAATGGTTCCAGATAGATTGTCATACAAGGAAATGTATCACGATGAGTTTAAGTATGATAGCAGTTGGACTCGAGGCATGGATGGGTATGTAAAACATAAGGATGAACTAATTCGCCGTATTCGCCATTTAATGGATGATTTTCACACAAATCATATGACTTCGACTATACATAATAATAGAGAATTTCTTGATAAGGAATATTTCTCGGCAAAAGGATTGATTGATGTATTACAGCACTAAAACATATGGACATGAGCGTGGGCTTTCATGTGCATTTCGTCAGCCACGAGCTTTTCATTCTCACTGTAGTTTGATTCATGGTTATTCATTGGCATTTAGTTTTAAGTTTGCCGCCCGAACGCTTGATGACAAAAATTGGGTTGTGGACTTTGGTGGATTGAAAGAACTTAAAACGTGGTTGGAAGAACAATTTGACCACACTCTTGCAGTTGATAAGGATGATCCTTTAATTAAAGACTTTATGGAACTAGAAGAAAAAGGTCTTGCTGATGTTCGTATTATGAATGGTGTAGGTTGTGAAAAGTTTGCTGAACACGCTTTTTATTTTGCAGATGATTTAATTAATAAGATGACAAATGGCAGATGTCGTTGTGTTTCTGCTGAGTGTCGTGAACATGGTGCAAACTCAGGTATTTTTGAAATGGAGATTTTGGAACTATGAAAATTCTCATAATGGGACTTCCAGGATCTGGTAAGACTACTCTTGCTAGAGAGTTATCTTATCATTTTCATTTGCCGTGGCATAATGCGGATACTGTTAGAGAGTTTACAGACAATTGGGATTTTTCACCTATTGGTAGGCAGAACCAAGCACGCTATATGCGCGCACAATGGGGTATCTTAGACTTCATTGCACCTACTGTTGATACGAGATGTATCTGTGACCCACACTTTGTAATATGGATGGATACAATTAAAGAAGGTCGATTTGAGGATACAAATAAAATTTATGAGAGACCAGAAAGAGACGAATATGATATTAGGATTACAAAATGGATTGGACTAAACCAACTGCACTCCTCCTTGGAAGATACCAACCCTGGCATAGAGGGCATACAGAACTATTTAAAAGAGCCATTCAAAAAACTGGTCAAGTCCTCATCACGGTAAGGCGTATGCCTAAGGACGATAATAATCCATATGATTGGAAGACTGTGTCCCAAAATATTATTGACTCTTTGGAAGCAGAAGGCTATAGTTATGGAGTTGAGTTTGAACTATCACGCTCGGCAAATATTACACATGTAACGTATGGTCGCGATGTTGGATATATAATTGAACAGGAACATTTAGGCAAAGAGATCGAAGCGATCTCTGCAACGGATATTCGTAATGAAGATAGCACTAATCACTGATACACACTTTGGCGCAAGGTCGGATTCGTTACCTTTCGATTCCTTCTTTGAAAAGTTTTATGATAATTGTTTTTTTCCTGAACTGGAAAAAAGACAAATTAAAACTATTATTCATCTCGGTGATATTTTTGACCGCCGTAAGTTTATTAATTTTCACACACTGAAAAAGTGTAAACGATATTTCTTTGATAAAACTGAGGAACTTGATATTGATATGCACATGATTCCAGGTAATCATGATACATATTACAAGAATACAAATGACGTAAACTCTCCAGAGTTGTTATTGACAGATTATGATAATATTCAAATCTATCCTGAAGTTACAGAGTTGACTTTTGGCAATGCTTTAAAGCCTAAAAAGATTCTGTTTACACCTTGGATTTGTTCTGACAATTATCACCGCACAATGGAGGCAATCGAGGAAACAGATGCTACAGTATGTTTTGGACACTATGAGCTCGCGGGCTTTCAAATGTATAAAGGTCATGCAAACGACCATGGCATGGACCCTAGTATTTTTAAGAAGTTTGATCTTGTTTGCAGTGGTCATTTTCATCATCGTTCCAGCCGCGGTAACATTACTTATCTTGGCAACCCTTATGAGATTACTTGGAGCGACTATGATGACCCTAGAGGATTTCATATCTATGATACAGAAACAGACGAATTGGAATTTGTCGAAAATCCGTTTAACATCTTTCACAAATTCTATTATGATGACACATCAGAATCTTTTAGAACAGTTCTTGATTCTTATGACTTTAGTAATCTTTCGGGATGTTGTGTAAAGGTAGTTGTTGTTAACAAAACGGACTTCTCAATGTTTGACAAATTCATTGATAGGTTGTATAGTTGTAATCTAAATGAATTAAAAATTATCGAAGACTTTTCTGAATTTGAGGATGAGGCTATCGGTGACGATAATATAAATTTAGAGGACACTATGACATTATTGAATGAATATGTTGATAATGTTACTACAGATTTGGACACTAAACGATTAAAGGGTGTGCTACAAACACTTTATGTTGAAGCACAAAATTTTGAATGATACACTTCCAAAAACTTCGCTGGAAGAATTTCCTATCTACAGGCAACGCATTTACAGAAATAGAATTTACTCGATCACCTAGCACACTAGTTATTGGTGAGAATGGTGCGGGCAAATCCACATTTCTAGATGCACTTTGTTTTGCCCTGTTTAACAAACCTTTCCGCAATATTAACAAACCTCAACTTGTGAACTCTATCAATGGTAAGGGTCTGCTTGTTGAGATTGACTTTCGGATTGGTCGCAAAAATTATATGGTTAGGCGAGGAATTAAGCCTAATCTTTTTGAAATTTATTGTAATGATGAATTAGTTGATCAGGACGCGGCTCTGCGGGATACACAAAAATATCTTGAAGAATCTATTCTGAAATTAAACTACAAATCATTTACACAGATCGTTATTCTTGGTAGTGCTTCTTTTACACCCTTTATGCAATTGCCTCTAGGACAACGCCGTGAGATTATTGAGGATATTTTAGATATCCAAATTTTTACAGTTATGAATACAGTGTTAAAAGAAAAACAAAATGTTTTGCGTGAAACAATTAGAGACATTGAAACAGAAGTTGAAGTTGCGAAACAAAAAGCTACTCTACAAAAATCTTACATCGTAACACTAGAAGAAAATAAAGCTAAAAAAATTACAGAGATTGAGGAAAAAATTAATGAGCTGGACACAACGATTGAGACAGAACAGCAAAACGTTGCGACAATCACAGAACAGAAGGCGCAACTGGGTAACCCCGAAGATAAAAGAAGGCAGCTTGAAAGGTTCAAGGATAAATTCCAGTCCCAAATAAACAAAGTAAATAAGGAGTTGGAGTTTTATGAAAACCACGATGAGTGTCCTACCTGTAAGCAGGGTATCCCGCATGAGCATAAAGACGAGATTCGCACAGAAAGAAAAGACAAAGTTGAAGAACTGCAAAAAGCATCGAAAGACTTAGACAGTCAGTTTAAGGAATTGGATACATTGATTGAAGAAGTTTCTGTATTGGATACGGCAATCATGGAAAGCAATAATAATATTATTTCTAATCAACGTTTTGTGCAAAGACTACATGCAGAACTAGGTGAAGCTAGAAACAATGTTGCAAATATTGATGAAGAAAAATCTAAACTGAAGGATATGGCAAAGGAAGTTACAAGTAAAAATAATCTTAAAACAGAAAAAAATGAAGAGCAACACTATTATTCTGTGTGTGCTTCACTATTAAAAGATACAGGTATTAAAACAAGAATTATTAAACAATATCTTCCTGCTATAAATAAACTAGTAAACAAGTATCTAGCGGCAATGGACTTTTTTGTTCAGTTTAATCTGGACGAGAAGTTTAATGAAACTATTAAGTCCAGACATCGCGATGCCTTTTCATATGCAAGTTTTAGTGAGGGTGAAAAACAACGTATTGATTTGGCGTTGTTATTTACTTGGAGAACTATTGCAAAAATGAAAAACTCTGCGGCAACAAATCTTCTTATTCTCGATGAGGTGTTTGATAGCTCGCTGGATAATAATGGCACAGACTATGTAATGACATTGTTGAATACAATTGGTGACGATACAAATACATTTGTAATTTCACATAAAGGTGACCAGCTATTTGACAAGTTTAGGTCTGTGATTAAATTTGAGAAAAAACAAAACTACTCGGTAATGTCATAATGGAAGTTATGTTACTTGGTGAAAGTTATACAACTGGATATGGTATAAAGAAAGAAGAAACATTTTGTAATATTTTAAATAATGATTCTTCATTTCCTTTTACTTTACATAATTTTGCAGAAGCGGGAGGAAGTTTAGATCGTTGTTATAGAGTCGGTGTTGAAAATTACGAAAAACTTTCTCCTGACTATACTATATGTGTATTTCCTAAAAGTTCCTATTTTAGGCGAGAAGCATATATAAATGACAAATTTGAAAAAGTTACCGCTTGGGAAAACACGGATTTATTTTATCTTCTTTCTACACAAGAAATAGAAATAAATGTTATGAAAAATATAGATGCTATGAGTTATAGATTTAAAAATTTTATTTTTATAGATACAATTCAAGATGGATTTATATATGATTTTTGTTCCATACCCAACGATACTCATCCTGGACCTAAGTGGAATATTTGTATGGCAAATTATATTCGAGAGATATTAAAATGAAACTTTTACCTATTACACATCCTTCGTTGAAGAAGCCTCCAGCGGAGTATGATTTTGAAAAAGAAGGTGACCCTACAAAACTTTGTGAAGAACTTTTCGCAAAAATGCAGGAACTCGGAGGGATTGGCCTTTCTGCCAATCAAGTAGGCATAGACAAGAAAATTTTTGTATTTGGTGATGGTAAGGATCTGACTCGTTATATCGTTAATCCTACAATTATAGGTGTCGGAACGGAGTCAGAGTCTATGAAGGAGGGATGTCTTTCATTGCCTGGAATTTATCTCACTGTAAAAAGACCTACTGAGGTTACACTACAATATCAAAATCAATCTGGTGATGTAGTTGTAGAAACATTTTTGAGTATGGCTGCCAGAGTTGTTTTACATGAATATGACCACATGCTTGGACAGAATTTTACACAACGAGTAAGTAAAATGAAATTGGACCGAGCAATTAAACGGGCTAAGAAAATTGGCCTAAAAGAAGCAAGACGAATTTTAAAGGAAGAAACATATGTCTGAAGATTTTGATTTCGGATTTACGATTGTGGATAATGATGATGTAACTCCATCCTCAAATACACCAGTGCAAGCTGAAGTGTCTTCTGACCAGATGGATACGATTATGGATAAATTAGAGCAACTTGAAGCTCGTGTATTGTCAGCCGATAATTCGGGTATGATTAATGAGCACCGTGCCTTGGTTGAACAGGATGTTGCTGGTAAGTTGCGGGATGTAGAAGATTTAATTTTACCATTGTTACTTAATTTGAAAAAGAATCCTGAAAAAGATTATATCCATTGGCCCAACAGAACAGCGATTATTGACAAACAAATTGAAAGAATTAAGGCTGTTACTCGGTATTTTGAGAGAATCTAAAAAAAGTGCTTGACATTTGATTAGAAAGAGTGCATAATCATGGTATAGTGAGGAGTTAGATACTATGCAAATTGCACAAAAATCAGTTTTAGCAAAGTTGCTCGCAACGGAAAATATTTCTATTGAGCATCGTAATGTTACGACTGCGGCTTTCGATTTACAGTCTCGTAAAATTATTCTTCCGATATGGCAAGACATGTCCAATGAGATGTATAACTTGCTTATTGGACATGAAGTATCTCATGCTTTGAATACACCCCTTGATGGTTGGCACGATGCGGCATGTGACCGAGGTGCAAACTTCAAAGGCTTTCTTAATGTTATTGAGGATGCCCGTATTGAACGTCAGATCAAGAAACAGTATCCTGGTCTGGTCAAGGACTTCTACGCCGGCTACCGAGAGTTGTTTGCAAAAGGTTTCTTTGGTGATACAAAAGATCCTCAATCACTGTCACTTATTGACCGTATCAATCTTCACTACAAGATAGGCAACCTGCTCGGCATTACATTTACAGATGCGGAGAAGGTTTATCTTGACCGCATTGACAATGCAGAAACTTGGGAAGATGTTGTTGCAATTGCAGAGGACATTTACGGAGAAGCACAGGAAGAACAAGAACAAGAAAAACAATATGATTATGACGATGACGCCGACGAGGATGCTGAGGAAACAGAAACTGCCGGCGGCGATCAACAAGAGTCAGATGATGAATCCGAACAGGGTGAAGAGTCAGATGACAGTGAGGAAACAGACGAGGATACCGACGAGGAATCCGAGGAAGAGAAAACTGTCGAGGACAACATCAATCCTGATGAGCCCATGGCGGTGACTGATGAGGCTTTCCGTGAGAACGAAAAAAATCTTCTTAAGGAAAATGCAAATAACATTTTTTACGCAACTTTCCCTACAAATGTTAAGTCTGAGAAATTTGTAAAAAGTTTGTCAGAAGTTTGGGATACAGAGTTCGAAGGATGTTACACAGATTCTCGTTATTCCGAAACAAGTTATGACTACAAACCCTTTGCACTAGCCCGTCAGAAAGAGTTTGACAAAAAGAACCGTGCATATATTAATCAGATGGTTCAGTTGTTTGAGATGCGCCGGCGTGCAAGCGCTCTGTCCAAGGCTCGTGAGAATAAAACAGGTGCATTGAATATGGACAAGCTGTGGGCAACACGCCTGACAGAAGATGTATTTTTGTCTAATACTATTGTTCCTGATGGTAAGAATCACGGTATGGTTTTGTTCCTTGATTTTTCAGGTTCAATGCACGGTGACATGGCCGCAACTCTTGAGCAAGTTATGGTTCAAATACAGTTCTGCAAAAAAGTAAATATTCCTTTTGAGGTCTATAGCTTTACTGATGGTAATCGTTATACACATTCTTTAACTCGTGAGGAAAAAGATGCGCGCACAGCTTCATTGCATGGTGGGTTAAAACAAGGCACGATGTATATTGGTGACCATCGCGAGCTTAATATTAATCACTTGATTTCATCCTCATGTAGTTCTTCACAATATAAACAAATTATTACAAAACTTTTTGCAGTCATTGATTTGTTTAATGGTCATGGTTTCGATGCAGATACAGGCATTTATCGCTCTCGTTATAATATGCCTATTCACTTGGGTATGGGTGGCACGCCTTTAGGGTCAATGACATTGCTTGCTCGTAACTTGATTCGGGACTTCAAAGCAAAAAACAAAATTGAAGTTATGAATGTTATCTTCCTTACTGATGGTGATGCAACAGATGATTTAGAAATATATGGTGAGGGACATTCTAATCGTATGCGTATAGGTGATAAAATGGTTCTTACAGAGAACGGTGTCACTACTGTCCATACAAATGATTGCCCTTACTGGAACTGCACCTCGGATGTTTATTTCCGGACTCTGTTAAAGCACATGAAGGCAACTGTAGATTGTAATCTTATTAACTTTCATATTGGTCCCTTCAAGAAACAGCACATTATGGATATGCTCTATCGGGCTGATAAGGTTCAGGCGACACAAGCTACTATTGAGACACGTTATAAGGAAGAGTTTCTCAAGCACAAGTTTGTTGAAATTGAAAACTATGGTGCCTTCGATACATTCTATGCAATTAAGAATGGTGATAACCTGAAAATTGATGGTGAGGAACTGACTGTCAAATCCGACAACAAAGGTGATTTGGTTCGCGGATTTAAAAAGTTTCAGAAAAACAAGGCACAAAACCGTGTATTCCTTAACAAATTTATTGATAAGGTTGCATAAAAAAGTGCTTGACATTTGATATAAAAGAGTGCATAATCAAGATATAGTTAGAGAGGAGTCTATATTATGAATGAACGTCAGAAACTTATTGAAATTCTTACAACGATTGGTGGTCGTAACGGCGTAAAAGACGTCTACGGTCGAGGTGAAGTTGTAGGTATTGCCAAGGACAACGGACTTAAATTTCCGCACTGGTTTTTCCGTGAGAATAAAGTAGGGCGTAACAAATATGCCGTCGATATGTCAGCACAAGTTGTGCCCTTTCAACAGCCCTCAGCGCCCGTTGCTGATGCAAAGATTGTTACACAGGCTAAGTTGGCTGTAGAAGTTGACAACCTGGTTCCTGCAACCGACAATACATATGTTGCATTTGGTTTCAGTAAAGATCTTACACAGATTATCAAATCTCAAATTTTCTACCCTACATTTATTTCAGGTTTGTCGGGTAACGGCAAAACTACAATGGTAGAACAAACTTGTGCAAAATTGAAGCGCGAGGCTATCCGTGTAAACATCTCGATTGAGACAGACGAAGATGACCTGATTGGTGGTAACACATTGGTCGATGGTAATGTTGTTTACCGCGAAGGTCCTGTTCTTACTGCAATGAAGCGAGGTGCAATTCTTATTCTTGATGAGCTTGACCGAGGTTCCAACAAACTGATGTGTCTGCAGGCTATTCTCGAGGGTAAGCCTTACTTCAACAAAAAGACAGGTGAGGTTGTAGCACCCGCCCCTGGCTTTAACATTATTGCAACGGCTAATACAAAAGGTCGCGGTTCAGATGATGGTAAGTTTATGTCAGCACAAATTCTTGACGAGGCTTTCCTAGAGCGTTTTGCAATTACAGTCGAGCAGGCTTATCCTTCAGCCGCGCAGGAAAAGAAAATTATCCTGGGTAAAATGGGTAAGGTCAATAAGGTCGATGAGGACTTTGCCGACAAGTTGGTTACATGGGCTGAGGTTATTCGTAAAACGTTTTACGAAGGTGCTATTGAGGAACTTGTTAGCACACGGCGCCTCGAACACATTGTCAATGCCTACGCAATGTTTGATAATCGTATGAAGGCTATAGAACTTTGTGTAAATCGGTTTGATGAGGATACAAAAGCTGCCTTCCTCGAACTATATACTAAAGTGGATACAGGTGTTTCTCTTGATGAAGATAACAGTGAAGGTCCTGTTTTGTTAGATGAATCGGAGGTAAAAGTTGACTTCTAAAATTGATTACAAATATGATGAGGGTCGGCTTATTGCCGACCTTCAGGAATATGTAGACTCCACATATGGAGAACATTATTCTCAGAACCAGTTTCAAGCGACAGAGTTTATTATTGATGGTGGTCATGGTAAAGGTTTCTGTATTGGTAATATTATGAAATACGCACAACGCTATGGTAAAAAAGAAGGATATAATCGCAAGGATCTAATGAAAGTCTTGCACTATGCGTTGATCGCTCTTTATGTTCACGATAAGGAACAGGCCGACCGATATCGGTCGGGAGAATAAGAATTGGGCGGCGGCGAACTAACTCCTCTCCTCAATGCCGCCGCCCTAACCTGTATAAATAAGATAAACTAGGAGAATGAAATGCCTGATATTAAAATTAAAGTGACACGGTCTTCTTTATCTGATCAATGGCCTGCTGAAACAGATGCAACTTCTAATACTTTTGCAAACTCTATTATGACTTGGGCGGCCAATGGACGTAGAAATTGTTCTGCTTCTGTTTCCCTATCAGATGACGGATTGTCCAAATCAGTTCTTTTGTCTTTTCCAACAGGAGGAGATAGGGACAATTGGTTGATAGATCTTAGAGCTGAAAGTGATTGGACTACAGTTACAGCCGCGATGCGAGGTGTAAACTCTGGTGACAACGGACTTTCTGTTTGGTTTGGTAATGCCGAAGATGAAGGTGTTAATGATGGCTTCTTAAATGAATAATTGGTCATCTGACTATTTGACTTTTTTAAAATTATAACATATATTATGAGAATGAATAAACGTGAGGATTCGTTATGAAAATTAGTAAAGATACGCTGGACGTCTTGAAAAATTATGCCAGCATTAACACAAATATTCTTGTCCGTGAAGGTAGCACTCTCGCCACTATTTCTACTGGCAAGAATATTTTTTCGCGAACTACTGTTAAGGAAACATTTGACCGTGAGTTTGCAATTTATGATTTGAATAGTTTGCTGGCATTGCTGACTCTTATGGAAGATACGGATGTAGAGTTTGGTGATGAGAGTATTACAATTAGCAAGGATCGTAGTCAGTTTGAATATTTTTATGCTGACCCTAGCATTATTGTTTCTGCTCCCGATAAAACTATTGAAGTCGATAATCATTACTCATTTAATCTTACTGAAAATGAAGTGGGTATGATTATGAAAGCCGCCTCGGTTGTTTCCGCTCCTATGCTTAGTGTAGTTGCAAAAGATGGCAAAGTAACACTTTCAGTAGGTGACCCGGCAACTCCTCGTAGCAATACTTTCCGTCATGTAATTGGTGAAAGTGATCTCGATTTTGATTGTCGTCTTGCAATTGAAAACTTTAAAATTATTCCAGGTGAATATAGCGTAACATTGAGTCAGAAAAAATTTATGCATCTGACAAACAAAGCTAATGATTTGCAATATTGGTTGGCACTGGAGCCAAGTTCTGTAATCTAAAAGGATAACAAATGCCCGTATTTCCACACAAATTGCCTAATGTTATGTTTCAGACTCGTGTTCGAGATGATAGCATTGAAGGCCCTAATCCATTTACATGGAAAACAGTTACGACACAAGACTTGTTCTTTGGTAAACGTAGCATTCTTTTTTCACTGCCAGGTGCATTTACACCTACATGCTCAACATATCAGTTGCCTGACTTTGAGAAACTTTTTCCTGAGTTTCAAGCACAGGGAATTGACCAAATTTATTGTATGTCCGTAAATGATTCTTTTGTAATGAATTGTTGGGCAAAAGATCAAGGACTAGAAAATGTTAAGGTTATCCCAGACGGCTCTGCAATTTTTACAGCCGGTATGGGTATGGATGTCAAGAAAGATAATCTTGGCTTCGGTATTAGATCTTGGCGTTATGCGTGTATCGTAGACGATAAAATGAATGTTGAGCAAGCATTTATTGAACCAGGCTTCAGACACAATGCAGATGATGATCCCTATGGCGTTTCGTCCCCTCAAAATATCCTTGCATTTTTGAAGGGTGAGGATTGGCAATCAGGGGGTGTTCAACTTACCCTAAACCTTGAAGAAGGTATTGACTCCAAAGCAAAAATGGGTTAATATCTATTTTTTATATTATGTATGAGGTGAAGTATGGCTGACACAGAATTTCTGTGGGTCGAAAAATATCGTCCGAAAACTCTTGATGATTGTATTCTCCCTGAGGCAACAGTAGACATTTTTCGTCAATTTGTTGCTTCGGGTGAGATTCCTAACATGCTACTTTGTGGCACTGCAGGCACAGGCAAAACAACTGTGGCTCGTGCATTGTGTAATGAACTAGGATGTGATTATATTGTTATCAACGGTTCTGAGGAATCTGGTATTGATGTTCTGAGAACAAAGATTAAAAACTTTGCCAGCACTGTTTCATTTGAGGGTAAGCCTAAGGTTGTTATTCTTGATGAAGCGGATTATCTAAATCCTAATTCTACACAACCTGCTTTGAGAGCTTTTATTGAAGAGTTCTCAAAGAATTGTCGATTCATTTTCACTTGTAATTTTAAGAATCGTATTATTGCTCCCCTACATAGTCGGACTACTGTTGTTGACTTTAAACTTGTCAATGGTCAAAAACGTAAGATGGCGGCAAAATTTCACAAACGTATGATTGATATTTTACAAGAAGAAAATGTAGAATATAATGATAAGGTTCTTGCAGAACTGTTGATGAAACACTTTCCTGATTATCGGCGTGTGTTAAATGAATTGCAACGTTATAGCGTTGGTGGTGTTATTGACGAAGGTATTCTTAGCAACTTGTCTGAGATTAATACAAAAGCCCTTGTAGATGCTCTGCGTGATAAGGACTGGAAAAAGATGCGACAGTGGGTTGCTAACAATGTAGACAGTGACCCTCAGGCTGTATATCGTAAGGTATATGATACACTGTTGGACAAAGTTAATCAAGTGCCTCAACTTGTTTTATTGATTGCAGATTATCAATATAAAGCGGCATTTGTTGCAGACCAGGAAATTAATCTGACTGCTTGTTTGACTGAAATTATGGCAAACATTGAGTTTAAGGCATGAGTGGATTTCTTGAGGAGTTAGGTCCTCCTAAAGATGAATACTCTGAGGACGAATTCAAGGAAAAGAAAAAGGCTATCAGTCCCTTTGACTTTGCTAATAGTATCTATTACACAAAGGAACATTTGTTAGTAGATGATTGGTCTGAAAAACAATATAATCCTTTTATTGTTAACAAGGCTATGAGCTATGGTCCGGATACCGTGATTGCGGCCAATGAAATGAATTCTCGTCCTCATCTCGAGAATAAATTGCAGTATGACTTTTTGCTTAACCTTGTGCGAAAGAAAAAACGTTTTAACAAGTGGTTAAAACCTGAAAAGGAAGAAAATCTAGAAATTGTAAAAGAATACTTTGGTTATGGTAATGTAAAGGCACAGGAAGCATTACGCATTTTGTCACAGGATGATTTAGAACTTATCAGACAACGATTGAATAAAGGCGGCAAAAAATAGCATCTTATAAATAATTATTAG